GAGCATCCTGCGTAAATCACGAAGCCGGCTCTTCACACCGTCGAGTCCGATCAGCTGAAGTTCCATCGTGAGTTTCTTGCCTGTCAGCCCCGAAAGTCTCTCTGTCTCCATTTGGCTCTCCGGAATCAAAGCCAGGCGTTTTTTTGCCGCCAGCTTCTCCTCGAGAGCCAGTGTAGTGCGCCGCAATGCGACAAGCTCGTCATCAGACGCCCCTTTCATTCTGGCACTATATATGTTTATCGCCTCCTCAAGTCCGGCAATATTGTCAAGCGCACCGATGTCGGCCGGCGTCTTCAGAACTGACAATGCCTCGTCCCAGCTTTTTTTAAGATTATTGAGTTCGTTTATCCGCTTCTGTATCTCCTCACGCTCGGCGGCTCCCGCATATCTGAGAGCATCCTGATAATAGCTGAGTTCTGCTTCAAGCTGATTGTATGTCTCAATCTCCTCGACAGCCATAGGCACATGCGACATGTCAAGCATCTCGCGCTTTAAGGTCTCAAGGGCGCTAATTTCTGCCTTATAGTTTGCAATCTGCTCGGCGCTGGCGCTATTCATTAGCTTTTGCCGTAACTCAATTGCACCGTCGACATCAGCCAGACTCTTCAGTTCCGCCGGCTGACTGTATGCCTCCTGCAGATGCTTTATTGCCTCCTGCTCCCTTTCGGCAGCAACGATAAGCCCCGACAGGCGACGGATTTCTTCGGTCTCCGACGGCGCCAGCCGGTCGAGCCGGTTCTGATAGTAGGTTATATTGTTGGCGAGTTCATTGTAACTCCGTGCGTTGGCAATAAGAGCCTTGCCATCATACTCCCCGGACGCATCCGACAGACCGTAATTACGACCCAATGACTTATACCGGGCCTCCATCTGCCGCAGCCTCTCCGCTTCCTGAGATGCCTGCGGACTACCGGTACCTGCGAGTCTGGCGACTTTCTCCTTCTGAGCCTCGATGGCCTTTCCCAGTTCTTGATAGCTCATCTTTTGCCAGTCAAGAGATTTTCCGTTTGCAATGCCGGCCGCAGTGGCTTCTTTGGTCGCATCTGCAAGCCGTTCCATGCTGTCGGCCTGTCTTTCGAGACCATCGGCAACTTCTCTGGCCGAGGACTCGTCCTCGATACCAAAAAACGCCTTAACCCACTCCCAGGCTTTTTTCACAACCTCGCTGACCTTCTCAAAAGCAATTACCAGATAGTCCCATATGGCGGAGGCCACCTGTTTTACAACATCCCACACCTGGTCGCAAATCTTGCGGAATCCCTCACACTGGTCATACGCAAGCATTATTCCAGCCACCAGTGCCGCAACTGCCATTATGATTACACCGATAGGATTCGCTGTCAGGATGGCATTCAGTGCAATCTGCGCGACAGACCACACTTTTGTAGCCGTAGCCACAGCAACCTGTGTCGCAGCAGCAGCCTTGGTGACTATATTCCATGCGGCGATACCGGCCTTAATCTTTCCGACAAGACCATACAGCTGCGCCATGTTCAGAAGAAGCGACCCGGTATTGGCGCCAAGCTCCACCAGTGGAGCCGCAGTACTCGCAATAGCACCAACCCAGTCCATGTGTTGCTGTGTCCAGTTCTTGACCTTCTGAGCCCATGAGTCGCCCGTCGATGACATCTGATCAAACGCCTCGTCAATACTACCGGCACTATCGGCCATAGCCTTGATATTCTGTGAAAACTTATCTTTCTGCTCGCCGGTGAGCGAACCGAGCAGACGCAAGGCTTCGGCACTTCCAAACAGTTGTCCGTATATTGTCTGACTAAGCTGGCCACTCGATGCGGCATATGCCTGCACACTCTCGTCAAGCTGCGTGAGAAAGTTCTCGAATCCTCCGGCGGCCTTTATGCTTGCAGCATCGAATTGGATACCCATGGCATCGGCCGCTTTGGTAGCTTCAGCGGTCGGCTTAATCAGAGAATTAAGCACAGCGCCCAGCTGCGTAGACACCTCCGCGGTATTTCCGGTCACTCCGGTAGTAGTGGCAAATACAGCCATCAGCTCGTCGATTTCAACCCCGAGCTGCGCGGCGCTGCCCGTAACCCTCGGGAGAGCCTGCGCAAGAAGCCCGAAGGTCGTAACGCCATTTTTGGCAGTCATCTGTATCTTGTCCTGAATGGCTCCGGCTTCATCCCAAGACCGGCCATAGTTTTTTATGATGGTCGACGTTACCGCAACCGTCTCTCCGAGATTCGCAATGCCGCCTACCGACGAACGGGCCGAACGATCCAGGAATGATATCCAGTTATCCTCGGGCACGCCGTTTGATATAGCCTGATAAAGTCCGTCGGCAAGTTCCTCCCTGGTCTTGGGTATCACAGCCGACATCTCCGAAATCGTATCGGTAAGCCTCGAGAAACCCTCCTCGTTTTTTCCGGCCATGGTATTTGCGGCGCGCATGGCCGTCTCAAAGCTGTTGTATGGATTGGCAAGCCCCGATACTATGCCGTTGAGATTTTCCAAGGCACGTACCGAAGTATCGAATATAAGCGAGTTCTCCGCCATCCGGCGCAATGCGTCGCCGGCATTCGAGGCGCTCTCGACAATTCTGCCGATAGCTTCGTCGGCATTCGTAGCCTCGACTGTAATCGTCTTGAGTACGCCGCTGTTGCCTTTTATTTTTATCTCAAATTCGATAGCCTTTGCCATTTTTACTTATCTTTGTGACGGATAATATTCAAACCTTATGGATAAACCCCGGAAGAAACGCGCCTCAATCCTTGGTCGAATTCTGTTGTGGTCGACAGCAATTACATTCGTTGTAGGCTTGCTGCTGCCGCGCCATTCCGATATTCAGATGTACTGCCTGCTGCTGTGGGTGCTTCTCTTTTCCCTATGCATACTGTTTGGCATCATTGGTGTCAGGAGTATGCGTTAACCGGCCTTACTTTAGTCCGTACCTGGCCTTCACTTCCGAAAAACGCCTCTTCAGTTCCGGCATGTCTTCTTGCTCCATGGCGGCCGTACCGACGGATTCGAGTTTCTCTTCATCCCAGGGAAGTCTGATTATATCGGTCGGACTCAAAGGATCTCTGCTATAGGGCTGAAGGATGCACATACACATCATTCTGGCGCGCTCCCACATGCTACGGTCAAGATTACGCTCCCGATTGTGCCATTGGTCAAATATAGCCTGAAACTCCGGAGGGGTGCACCTGCAAAAATCCGTATGACTCATACCGATGCACCCCACCGCAATTCCCGACAGAGTGTCTATGTCGACCGGGGTGTCGTTTTTTTTTCGTCAGATTCCGGAGAGTCCATACTCTGAAAAAAGCGGGCGACATCATCCGCGTTAAGTTTGTCTGCGAAAGTCTCGAAGTCCATATCAAACTCAACACCATCAGCATTGCAGGCTGATAATACGCAGCACCAGATAAATACCAGTAAATCCTCGAGATTGCTTGAGTCGAGCTGACTTATATCATAGCCGGCGCTTCTTTTAAATCTGACCATGGCTCCCATAGTCACCCTACATGGCAACTGTTTCCCGCCAATACCAATTGTCAGCATCGGCGCATTCTTTTTAGCCTGTTTCATGATTCCTGTCAGTTATCATTGTCGATATTCACTCCGGATGCCTGCGTTTCAGTAAATCCGCCGTCTATTTTTTCAACAGGACCACAGTTTTCAAGTTTGATGCTGTATTTGGCATCCTCTCCGACCTGTCCGGTACCCTCGAGGGAGGTAATGAGATATTCCCCCCTGTAGCCACCGGCAGTCTTGCCGGTGCGCTTGTCTCCATCGCGTACCGAATATTGTGCCGTCACCGGTTCGCCGCGGAGCATCATATCCTTCAGCTGGTCATAGGTAGGCATATCCTCGCCACCGTCCGTCAGGATACACCCCTCGGCACTGATATCCTCAGAGAATCCTTTAATGTATTTTTGCTTCCATTTTCCGCCTCTCGCCTCTTTAGTCAGACGTTCGCCGGTCTCGGCCTGGGTGTTTATCTTGCAGTTTGACGAGAACCCAAGAGCGACATCTTCTACAGATAGAATAAGATCCGTACCGTCAAGTACACTATTTTGTCCTTTTTCCATATAGTTTCTTTGTTAAAATGATTGCCATTAGAACTCCGGCAATTATGCCGGCAATAAACACGACCGCGACAGTTTTAACAGGATTCGTACGCCGTTCGTCGGCCGTTTTTACAGTATTACGATAATCGTCGAATGCAATCAGGAGATTGTCGTAAGCCGCCTCGTAATATTCAATCTGCCGCTGCAGACTGTCACATGTGGCTGTTACGTATATTGTGTCTCCGGATTTGGTAATATCCGCAGTGGCCTGCCCGCTGTGCTCCCGCAATGAGGCTCCCGGCGGCAGCTTCATCAGATTATCAACCGGTATCGCCATCCGCACCCGGCTCTCGGGCACGGACTCCGCCGTAACCAGGCGGATGACCCCCGACATACTGTCGCACATCTGTACCCGGCGGATCTCCTCCGCCTCTTCCGAGCTCGCCTTTCGGGTAGTCGCGCAGCCTGTGGCGCACAGGGCAATCGTCAGCATGACTGCACTCGCTGATAGCCTCGACAGCTTTTGCAAGGCGCGACATAGCTCTTTTGGAGGAGGCCACCTCTTTTTTTGTAGCCTGCAGCTCATCCCTGGTCGACTGGAGGTCCTCTCTGGTTGCATTTAGTTCATCTTTTAAGGGTTTGACGATGTTCTCCACCAGAATCCGGGTGGCGTTCTCAGTGTTGGTGATGCGCACACTCTCGGCGTCGGCCTTCGCTTTCTCAGCATCAGCGTTGGCCTTGCGCACGGTCGCTTTCATAGTGAACAGAGCCACTACGAGCGCAACAAGACCACCTCCGAAAATTATGTTCAGGATTTCGCTGGGTGACATCGCCATAGTTGGTTTACTTGGTTGTTACTGGTTTATACCTATCGACTTGAGCCATTTCTGCACGTCGAAACTCGGACAGGCTTTGGCTGCGACCTCGTTGTGGCCGATGATACGCACATCGGGGAATCGTCGGTGAAAGTCTTTTACATACGCCTCCATTGCCTTGAGCTGAGCCGGTGTCCGGGTGTCTTTTGGATTCATTGACTTGTCACAGCCTCCGGCATAGACGACATGGCGGCTGACGGAGTTGTAGCCTTTGGCGCCATTGGTAATCTCCCATGGGTCTACATTGGCATCCTCATTGTTGTCGACAAGGCGCTCGACAGTGCCGTCAAGATGAATGATGTCGGTATATCCGACCTGCTTCCACCCTCTGCCGCCGGCACTCACCGGGGAGAGGTGCATGCGTCGGATATCGGCGCCAGACACCTCTCTCCCTTCCGGAGTGGCAGTACAATGAATTACAAGATATTTGAGCTTTGCCATTATGCCTCGGCCGAATGAGATTCGGCGTTTTCCGTTTCACCGTCGGCCCCGGCAGTATCATCGCCGGCAACGGGTATCGCATAGGGTTCATCAAGCGAGAGCGCTTCTGCTGCAGTAGCCGGACCGCTTCCACTCATCATTACCACGCCGGCGTCCATCGCCTTGGGCATGCAGATAAAATAGTGGCGGAAGTTAACCTCAGACTCCTGTGTGTCGGGGCTAATGGTGGCCTCGCGATAATACATCCTGGTTGAACCGGTAGCCTTGAATACGCGTGGTGTATAGAATGCAAACGAGCAGTTGAACTCGCCGGATTCCGCAGTGGCCCCGAAGGCCTTCTTTTCACCGGCGGCAGTATAGACCGGCGTTGACTTGTATGTGTAGATGTCGAATCCCGCCAGGTGTCCGATTTTTCCCGTATTGCGGTCGATGTTGAACTGCTGCTGGAATGCCTGGTTTGCCAAAAGGAGATCGTTTGCATGATCCGGACATAGCACAAGACGGCGATTCTCCTGAGGAACTCCCAGATTATCCATGGCGCGTTTGAGTTCAACCAGGTCGTTAAATGTCAGTCGCCGGCGTCCGGTAGTCGGATCGGCCTCTCCCGTGGTCTTCAGCACCGGAGTCGTGACTGTATTCTGCTTGGCGCACAGAGAATGTGCGGCTTTTGCAAATTTGCAGTCGTTTATAGCATTCCCGTGACTCTCCTTTACTCGGGCCATCTTATCGTAACTTATGGCATAAAGTTCATCATCAGTCACCGGCGTGCGCTTGGTCTGGAATTTATCGAGCCTGATTACCACATCCTCGTCATCCAGTTTCTGGCTGGGAATGGGATATGTGGTGTTATTGACCAATACATCGGGATCCACTCCGACCTTTACCAGGTGGATGGCATCATTTTCCACTATCGACGACTGGTCGGGAATACCGTCGAGCCAGGAGCCGTCGAGAAGCGAGCGCAGTTTTTTTATAAGTTCGCCTGTCCACACCTCGGTGTAGACACCCTCGCAGAGCACGCCCTGTGCTGTCGGCACAAAACCCATGACCACGCCGGTGCCGGCCATTGCAGCTGCTCCCCATGCCATATCCGCGCCGATGGCAATCGCGATTATGGCGCCCGTCATGCAGTTAAACATAACGGTTGATAGAAATTTAAGTACAGTTCTCATTGTGTTGTGATATGATTTTACGGATTAATAATCAAAGCCATACTCAGCCTTGTACAGGCGTCGGTATTCGGGTTCGTTATCGCGCTTGAGCGCCTCTATCTCCTCGGTGGGCACCTCGCTCAGTTTTTTGTAACTTTTTTCGCCTGTTCCGCCAGTGGCGTGTGTGCTCGCCGGATTAATCAGCTGCGACGGTTTAACCATAGGCGCCATGGCATCCAGGGTGGATTTCAGGTCGGCAAGCCCCAGCTTCTTTCCGAGACCCACAAACTGCTGTTTTTTATCGGCCGACAGGCGACGGTCGGCAATGGCCGCGTCAACTGCCGCCGTTATCGCGTCGGTCTCGAGCCGTTCCTTATCCGCTCTAAGAGTGGCGGCCTCCTCTTTGGTCGCCTTGAGTTCTGCGATTTTCGCATTTACAGCAGCCTCGTCTGCCGTTTCAGTCAAGCCCAGCGCCAGGGCAAGTGTCTTTAATTCCATTTGTTGGGATTTTATTGTTGATTTACAGTTTAGCAGAGGCAGAGGACAATCCCCTCCGTCGCTCAGCGTGAATAATTCTCCGTCTTTCCGCAGCTTTATTGCGTCATCATTGGCACCGATATCCACGACCGACACTTCATACAGCCGGGCCTTGGTTACTGTAGGACGGCGCTGTCCGACAACAAGATGTTCCGGATCGTCGCTCGTCTCGATTATGTCAAAGCCGATACTGACCATACGCAGCGAGCCGAATTCCCACTGCTTTTTGCACTGCCTCGACAGCTCGGTAGCTTCGTCAAATACTATCTCGGCCGTTATCTCGCCGTTCTCTTTGCGTATATCTTTCAGCAGGCCTATCGTAAGGCCGCGACAGTGCATGTACAGCAGCTGCGGATTACGTTGATACTGCGAAATGTCCACACCCTCGGTGAGCACGCGGTAGCCATAGCTGTTGAGTGAGTCATTGGTTAATCTTACTCTTTTTCCCATTGTGGTGATTACGATTATGGTCCATAAGCCCGGCACAGGCGTCCGGGCGAGATTTACGGTGCAAGTTTAACTCCCGGATGAGCCGAAATCCAAAAAAGTGTGCAATGGTTGCACACTTCTATGCAACCATTGCACACTTTCTTTGATTACACCTTCCAACCTCCCACTTTTGCACCGTATATCGGCCCGCGCAGCCATTCTTTAATGCGCCTAATCATTATCACTATGACTAAATCGGAACTTGAAAAAAAGAAATCGACAGCGCGTGCCCTGTTTATGTCCGGCATGGAACAGGCGGAAATCGCCGAGCGTGTCGGCGTGTCGCGCGTAACG